CGCGCGCAACTTGTAGAAAAGCGCAAAAAATAGTAAATAGGAAACTAACAAATGGCAGATACCAGCAACCCGCAGCGCGGGACTGATCTCCGTTCAGCTCAAGCCGCTATCATGGAATTGATGAGTTCACCCTCGGAAGAGGGCACGAACGAGCCAGTTCAGGAGGCGCAAGAAGAGCAGACCACTGAAGAAGTGGCAGCCGATTACGACGAACCAGTAGATTCTGGCGAGGAGTATGAGGCAACCGAGGAAGCAGAGTACGACGGCGAAGAGTACGGCGACGAACCTCAGGAAGCCCGCACCTACAAAGTTAAGGTTAACGGGCAGTATGAAGAGGTAACCGAAGACGAACTAGTAGCCGGATATTCACGTCAATCGGATTATACGCGGAAGTCTCAGGAAGTTGCAGAGCAACGCAAGTTGTTTGAGCAGCAAACGTCTGAGGTGGAAGCGGAGCGTCAACAGTATGCCGCGCTTTTGCCACAGTTGCAGCAGCAGCTAGCAGAAGCAACGCAGAACGAACCGGATTGGGATGCGCTTTATGAGCGTGACCCGTTAGAAGCCACCAAGCTAGAACGGCAGTGGCGCGTAGCCAAAGAACAAAAGCAGGCTCAGTTGCAAGCCGTGAACGCGGAACAATCGAGACTGGCGGAGTTGCAGGCAAAGCAATATCAGCATCAAATGCTGGCCAGACAGGCAGAAGAGACAGAAAAGCTGCCTCACTTGATCCCGTCCTGGCGCAATTCGGATGTAGCAAAAAAAGAAGCCGGTGAAATCCGGGGATTTTTGCTTGAAAATGGCTTCCCAGAAAACGAAGTCGATAACATCCAAAGTGCAGCAGTCGTAGCTATGGCTCGCGACGCAATGCTTTTCCGCAAAGGCCGCACCGCAGTAAACAAAAAGGCCCAGGTTGGCGAACAACCGAGGCCTATGAAAGCTGGGTCTAGAGGCACGAAATCTAAGAAAACCGACGTTGACAAGGCGCGCAAGCGTCTACGCCAATCGGGGAACCTGCGCGACGCAGCGGACCTCATTCTTAAGAGTGGTCTAACGTAGGAGATAACAATGGCCATCGTAGCAAATACGTTCTTGCATTACACTGCAAAGGGCATCCGCGAAGATCTTGCGGACGTAATCGCAAACATTTCGCCTGAAGAAACGCCGTTTCAGTCAAACATCGGCACCGTTGATGTAACCAACACCACCTTTGAGTGGCAGACAGACTCGCTTGCCGCAGCAAGCGCGACTGCTCGCATTTCTGGTGATGATGTTGCAAGTTTCGATGCCACTACGGCAACAACTCGACTGAGCAACGTCACGCAGATTCTGCGCCGGACAATGGTCATCGAAGACAACTTGGACTTCGTAGATAAAGCTGGCCGTGACTCGGAAGTTGCTTATCAGGCTGCTAAGAAAGGCAAAGAGCTGAAGCGCGACGTTGAAACCATGCTCTGCGGCGTTAACAACGCCAAAGTGACTGGTAACTCAACAACGGCTCCAGAAACTGCTTCTCTGTCGGCTTGGATTGCAACCAACACCAACAAAGCCACCGCAGGTTCGCCTGCTGACCCAACCGGCGACGGCACTGACGCTCGTACGGACGGCACGCAGCGTGCGTTCACTGAAGCAATGTTGAAAGACGTTGTGCAGAAAGTCTGGAATGCTGGCGGCGACCCCACCATGGTTATGGTCGGATCGTTCAACAAGCAGGCAGTCTCTGGTTTTGCCGGGATTGCAGCTCAGCGTTACATGGCTCCAGCCGATGGTCCTACTACGATCATTGGTGCGGCTGACATCTACATGTCTGACTTTGGCGAAATGTCAATTGTTGCGAACCGTTTCTCGCGCTCCCGCGACGCCTACGTCATTGATCCTGAGTATGTAGCTGTTGGGGTTCTGCGTCCAATCCAGATGGTCGATCTGGCCAAAACTGGTGACGCAGAGAAGCGTATGGCGATCTGTGAGTCTGGCTTGATGGTTAAAAATGAAGCCGCTCACGGCATCATCGCTGACCTGACTACCTCGTAACTGAGGCAATAATAAAGCGGGCGACCTACGGGTCGCTCGCAACAAATGGAGAGAACGATGCGCAAGATACTTGATCACGATGAAATTACCGGGATCACTAAACTTTGGCACGTTGACCCCGCAACAGGTTCTGTAACCGTAGAAACGAGACAGGACATTACCTCCATCGCCAATGCTAATAAGCGCGCTCGGAACGAGATTGATGCGCGCACGCCTCATGGCGATGTCAGCAAGGTCGCATCTTTACCGCTAGCAGTGTATTATGACCTTAAACGAAAGGGCATTCTTGATGACAAGAAAGCTCTCCGCAAATGGCTGAATGACAGCAATAATCAAGTATTTCGTACTCGCGAGGCAAGGCTGTGAGCATATCTACATACTCTGAGTTAAAGACCTCGATTGCTGACTGGGTTGTCCGTACAGATTTAACTAGCGTTATTCCTGACTTCATTACACTTGCTGAAGCTCAAATGAACCGTGAGGTTCGCGACCGCCGGATGATCAAGCGAGCCACCGCAGCGATTGACGCTGGCTACACCGCAGTCCCAACCAACTGGATCGAAAATGTGCGGTTTCAGCTAAATACAACTCCGATTGTTACGTTAGAATTTGTTACTCCTGATCAGGCGGCTGAGGAGCAGAGGTTAGACAGCAGCAATGGCCGCCCTCAGTTCTTTACAATGATCGGTGAGGAGTTCCAGGTCGTGCCATCACCAGATGGTTCGTACACGGGCGAGCTTACTTACTATGAAAAAATCCAAAGCCTGTCTGATAGCAACACATCTAACTGGATGCTAGAAAACCACCCGGACATTTACTTGTACGGATCGCTAATGCAGGCGGCCCCGTATCTGGATGATGACGAGCGCATTCCAACATGGGGCGGGCTTTACAGCCGCGCTATTGAAAGTTTGAACGTATCTGATCAACGCGCGCGGATTGGGTCTTCTTCGATTAGAATGCGCGCAAAGGCGATGGGTTAAAAATGGCTACACTAAACAATAGAGTTTTTGACAACGGGCTTTCTGTTCTGACCAATGAGGCAGATCGGTTGGACATCTGCTCGCAGGAGCCAACTACGTATGCGGAAGCGACGTCTACCTACACACTTGGCAATAACACGTCATTTACTGTCGCGTCGCCAACTGATCGATCTGGCGGTGGTCGCAAAGTTGTTGTTTCTGCCATTTCTAATGCTACTGTTACGGGCACAGGAACAGCAACCCACTATGCGCTTGTTGATGTCAGCGAAAGCCGACTGCTTGTGACTGGCTCTATGAACGCTTCTCAAGGCGTTAACTCTGGTAACACCTTTAGCACCGATTCGTTTGACATCGGCATTCCTGATCCAGCCTAAGGTGCAGTATGACCGTCTATGCAAACAGAGTTAAAGTTTTAACGTCTACCACCGGCACCGGCACCATTACGCTTGGCGCTGCAACTAATGGGCACCAGACGTTTGCGGATGGCGGCGTTACAAACGGCCAAACTGTTGAGTACGTCATTGAGGACAACAATGCGTTTGAAATAGGCACGGGCACTTACACAGCGTCTGGGACTACTCTTTCTCGCACTCTTGTCGAAAGCAGCACTGGCTCGCTTTTAGACTTGAGCGGATCTGCGGTAGTTTTCTTAGGCGCTCATGCGTCTGTCTTTAACAAACTTGACGGCATAGAAGCAGGTGCTGATGTAACAGACACAGCAAACGTTACTGCTGCTGGCGCTTTGATGGACAGTGAGCTAACCAGCGAGGCTTCCGTTAAAGCTCTTAACCAGGGCGTCGCTACAACTGATGGTCCGACTTTTGCAGGGCTAACTTCTACTTCGCATGTCTCCCTAGGTGACAACGATGAACTGCGCTTTGGTGATAGCGACGACATGAAAATTGAGCATGACGGCGCGGCCAGCGACATTCGGTCTGGAGCCGGCAACTTATTTATCCGTAACTTCGCCGCAGATCAAGACGTTAGGATTATAGCTGACAACGGCTCTGGCGGCACTGCAAACTACTTTATTGCTGATGGCTCTACCGGTGAAGCCCGGATGTTTTACTATGGCGCAGAGAAGCTGAACACCTCAAGCACCGGCGTTGAGATTGCCGGCGACATCTCCCTCGACGGGACTGTTGACGGTCGGGACATTGCTGCTGATGCAACAAGGCTTGAGGGTGACATAGAGTTTCTGTCCGACTATCTAACAGGTTCGACCGCAGCGCAAAACCGCACCGCTTTCCAAGACTTGTGTGATGCGTGCTTAGCATCTGGCGCTAAGTCATTTCCGAACGGCACTTTTGCTATTGACGGGACTATTACGGACAGGACAGCAGGTCTTATAGATTGGTCAGGTGTTACCTTAACAGCAGTTGCAGACGGGCGTTCGGTCCCTTTGCTTGACATCGCCCCTGCAGCCAGTGACTACACAACCACTAATTCTTCGCTTGTGTCTGCCCTTAATACATTAGCCGCCGCCGGACGTTTGAAAAGGAGCGTCCGTACCATTAGTGAGTTAGGGAGCTACAAGGGGTTAGCCATCCGTGCAGCTACAACACAGCAGTACATAAAGCGATCTGGCGGAACTGGGGATTACCGCATTGAGTTGTACTTTGAAGTTTCTGATGATCAAGGAAATATGACAGCCCCGCTGCCATTTGATGTACCTACGAACACAGTGTTTAGTGCCGTTGAAGTTGAAACTGTCCGCGCGCCTGCTTTTGTTAAAGCGCCTAAGATAGTTGTAACTAGCGGTTCTACAAACATCTCCGGTGGGTTAATCAAAGTATCACGATCAAATGTAGTCCTCCAATCTCCGTGTATTCGAAATGAAACAAGTGCTGAAGCTACTACACTTCTAAGTGTTCAGTCCTTGGTGTCTTGTACTGTGCTTGATGGCTTCTTAGAGGGCGCGCATGAAAGTACAACCAACTATGGCATTTCGCTGCGGGGTGCTGGGCATACTATTGAACGGTGTAAAGTATATGACACCCGCCGATCAGTTGACGGAACCTACTGTTGGAACCTATCTATTTTAAATTCGCAGTGTACAGATGGTGTTGGCGGTCATCTTATTTTCGGGCTTATTGTTGACAATTGCCTTGTTAATTATGACTCGCCTAACAACAGTTGCGTTCTTGTCACAGGCGGCGACGTTCTAGTCTCCAACAGTAGGTTGGAAATAAGTAACTACGCGGGCGCAGTCTTTGCCCAGCGTTCAGATGCTCCTGAAGTAATAGGAGCAATCCGACTAATTAACAACGACATTCATATTGATAATAGCCAACTTACAGTGGATTACATTTACAACTTAATTTACTTTGACTATGCAGCAGCAGATGCCGACATGGGTCGAGATACGGTGATGCCCCGGTTAATTGAGTTTGTGGGTAATAACGTGACCGCCGCTGGCGGCAATGTGATAATATACCCCTACATTGTTAATATTGATCCGACCAGAAACACAGCCAATGATATCGTATTTGATACGGATATAGTCGTAGCGGGAAATAGGTTTGACCTGCCAGCGGGTGAGGCTAGGTTTGCTTGGACGCGCAGAAGTAACTGGGTGGGCGAGGGTCTGCGTGTCCACGCTACTGATTTGCCTAAAACGCGAATCTTCTGCGGCGCAGAAGCAGGGGTAACTTCGCTTACAAATACTCGATCCGACTGGGACATTGAGTCTACAGGGACAGTTATATTTAACTCCTCAGGCGGCGGGGCGTACAAAACGGAAATACTTTCCCCAGTAGACGTTATTTTTGGCCAACACGGCAGTCCCGCTCTTCTTGGAGATGAGCAAAGATGGGCGCGCACAGGGGCCAGTGCCATGGGCGTCAGATTCCTGAGCATTGCAGACGACACGGTACAAACTT